ACCAAGAGTGGATAGTCCGTTAGAACGAATTAGAGGGTTGAAAAGACAAATGCATCAACCAGCTGATTCAACATTTGGATATTAGGGTAGATGGCAGACAACGACAATACATTTTTAACAGCAAATAATCTTTACGAAGATGTTGAAGGTGAAGCTGGTAAGAATTTAAATTTAGAACAAAACCAAAAACAAAACTTAGTTGGTATTATTCAAAGTCGTTTCTACCAAGCAGAAGATGCTCGTAATACCGATGAAACGAGGTGGTTGCGTTCTTACGAAAACTACCGAGGTCTATACAACAAATCAGTTAAATTTAGAGATTCAGAAAAATCTCGAGTCTTTGTTAAGATTACCAAAACAAAAGTCTTAGCAGCCTACGGTCAACTAGTCGATGTTATCTTTGGTACTGGTAAATTTCCTATCGGCATTCAAGAAACTAAAATACCTGAAGGGGAACTTGGCCAAGCCAACCTAGATATCAACAATCCACAGATGGGACTTGAAAGTCCTCAGAGTGGCTTAGAGTTACCAGATGATATTGGTAACAGACTAGACAACCCTTACGATGTTGGCTACGAAGGTGATGGTCGAGTACTAAAACCGGGAGCTACTTTTGGTCGTGGTGTCTTTAGTGAGCCTATTGAAGACCAAGTAGCAGACCAGCTTGTTGAAGGTTATAGTCCAAACCCACAAGCTTTAGAGGTCTCTCCAGCTCAGAAAGCTGCGAGAAGAATGGAGAAACTTATCCATGACCAGATAGATGAATCCAAAGGTTCATCAGAAATTAGAAATGCTTTACTAGAAGCATCGCTGTTGGGCACAGGTATAATTAAAGGACCGTTTAACTTTAACAAGAAACTGAACAAATGGGAAGTAGGTGAAGATGGTGAAAGAAGCTACAACCCTCTAGAAGTTAGAGTACCAAGAATAGAGTTTGTTAGTTGTTGGGATTTTTATCCAGACCCATCAGCAACCAGCATAGAAGAATGTGAATACATTGTTCATAGACATAAGATGAACAAATCACAACTTAGACAGTTACGCAATATGCCTTACTTTAATGAGGATGCGATTAGAAACTGTTTGATGGAAGGACCTAACTACATAGAAAAAGATTTTGAAAGTCAATTAAAAGATGATGCTAGACAAGATGAATATCAGTCTAACTTTGAAGTGCTTGAGTACTGGGGTATCATGGATGCTGAGTATGCACGAGAAGTTGGCATTGAACTTGACGATAGCATAGATGATTTAGATGAGGTACAGATTAATGCATGGGTCTGTGGTAATCAACTCTTAAGAGCTGTAATAAATCCATTTACTCCATATCGAATACCTTATCATGCTTTTCCATACGAAAGAAACCCATACAATTTCTTTGGTATTGGTGTAGCAGAAAACATGGATGATTCTCAACAGATTATGAATGGTCATGCAAGAATGGCTGTTGATAATTTAGCGATGGCTGGTTCTCTCGTCTTTGATGTCGATGAGTCAGCTTTAGTTGGTGGACAGTCTATGGAAATATATCCGGGTAAAATATTCAGGCGACAAGCTGGCATGCCGGGACAAGCCATACATGGTGTGAAGTTTCCAAATACTGCTCCAGAGAATATGATGATGTTCGACAAGTTTAGACAACTTGCTGACGAACAGACCGGCATACCATCATATTCACATGGTCAAACTGGTGTACAAAGTATGACAAGGACTGCTTCAGGTATGTCTATGTTGCTTGGTGCTGCTAGTTTAAATATTAAAACAGTTGTCAAAAACTTAGATGACTTTTTATTAAGACCACTAGGCGAGTCTTTCTTTCAATGGAACATGCAGTTCTTTGAAGGCTCTCTAGATGTGGAAGGTGATTTAGAAGTTAGAGCAACAGGTACTAATAGCTTGATGCAGAAAGAAGTTAGAAGTCAAAGACTGACAATGTTCTTACAAACTGCACAGAGTCCTGCTATTGCACCATTTGTTAAGATTTCTAAATTGGTTAGTGAACTTGCCTATAGCTTGGATTTAGACCCAGATGAAATTCTGAATGACCCTGAAGAAGCAGCTATGATGGCACAAATAATAGGAATGCAAAATGCTGGACAAAATGTTAGCCCGGAAGCTGAACTTGCTGGTCAAGGACAGGGACCTATGGGAAGCCTTGCTGGAACACCTGCACAACCTCAAGACCTTGGACCTACAGGGACTGGTGGTGGCAACATCGGAACAGGAAATGTACCGGTTGCAGGGGAAAGTGAGTTCTCTGGTACGAATAGAGCAACTGCCATTACAGGTTGAAGAAGCTCTAAATAGAAAAGAAGAGGAGAAATAAATGTTAGATTTATTAGATACAATACTTAAACTCGTGAGTGTTATACCGTGGTTAGTATCAATTTGTTCATTGATAGCTGCATTAACACCAACACCTGCTGATGATAAATTAGTAGGGAAAGCATATAAAATATTAGATTGGTTTGCCCTTAATATAGGAAGAGCTAAGGAAAAATAATGGCTAAATTCCCAGACTTAAACAAAGACGGTAAAATTACTCAAGCCGATATCTTGAAAGGTCGTGGTGTTTTCCAAGAAGGTGGTGATGTTGATAGTCAAATGGCTATGCTTATGCAACCACAACAAGAACAACAAATGGCCTCTGATGAAGATATGGAAGAGGACTATTTAGATTTTATACTAGACGAAGCATTAACTGAAGAAGAGGAAGAAATGCTTCAAGATAGACTAGAACAAGATGAGCAACTAGCTTTACTATTTGATAAAGTAATTGATGTTGCTCAAGAGTTTGCCGGAGCTGGACTCGTTGAGGGTCCGGGCAATGGCATATCCGACAGCATACCTGCAAGGTTATCTGACGGAGAATTTGTCTTTACTGCTAAAGCTGTAGAAGAAATCGGAGCTGATGAATTGATGCGTATGATGAAAGATGCAGAACAAAGAGCAGATGAAAGACAAGGATTTGTTTACGGAGGCGAAGTACTGGAAGAAGGTGAAACTTTTGTGGTTGAACCTACTGAACCAGAACCTGTCAAACAAGAGATTCGTGTACAACGAGAAACTGTTGGACCTCAAGCAACTGAGCAAGAGGAAGAAGAGTTAGTCGAAGAAATACGAACTCGAAAAATGATGACAGGTAGGTCTTCCCCTGTAAGCTAATATTAGGCGATAGGGCTACCTTATGTCATAAGCACCCTATCATAGATTAACCGAAAGGCTACCTTTAAAATAAAAGCCCTGCACAGTCGACATATGCAGCTACCTTTTAAATGAAGCCCTGAGTAGGAGAAGAATATGACTACTAACGTAAAAGAGGAAAATGCCAATCCTTATAACGAAAAAAAATCATGGCATAGTGACGAAGCAGATAAACCATTTCAAAGTGCTGATGGTATGTTTTTTACAGAACCACAATCAGTAACTAGTAATGAGGAAGTAGAGCAACCTGTAGAAGAGGAAGCAAGTGAGGATAAACCTTATAAGCGACCAGACTACAAAAAGCGATACGATGATTTAAAGAAACATTACGATACAAAGCTTAGTGAGTTTAAATCAAGAGAGCAAGAGCTACTAGAAGAAGCTACTAAAAATAGACAAACCTACAAAGCTCCGAAGTCTCAAGATGAACTTGAAGCATTTAAAAAAGAGTATCCAGATGTTTACGAAGTTGTTGAAACAGTTTCACACTTACAAGCTTCTGAAAGGTCCAAAGACCTTGAAGCTAAGTTAGAAGCTCTCCAACAACGAGAAAAAGAACTGATTCGTAAAGATGCTGAAAAGCGATTGAATGAGAGACATCCTGATTTTGAAGATATCAGAAACAGTGATGACTTCCATGACTGGGCAAAATCACAGCCACAATCTATCCAAGACTGGGTATATAAAAATGCTGATGATGCTGACCTAGCTTCAAGAGCTATAGATTTATTCAAAAGAGATATTGGTATGGACTCCAAACCGAAGAAGTCAAATTCTAGAAAGACCAAATCTTCTGCTGCTGATATGGTTTCAACCAAAACAACAAGTGTTGAACCTAAGCAAGAGAAAGTTTGGACTACTAAGGAGATTTCTGCTATGAGCATGGATGAATTCGACAAATATGAAGAAGAAATCAGTAAAGCCATGCATGAAGGCAGAATTCAAAGATAAACTTTTTAAATAATTTAAGGAAAGAAAAATGGCTTATAACCAATCGAATGAAAATTTCGCACAATCGTCTGGTTCTAACTTTAGCGGTAATAATTTCTTGCCTGAAATTTATTCCAAAAAGGTTTTAAACTTTTTTAGGAAAGCCTCTGTTGTCGAAGCAATTACAAACACAGATTACGCAGGTGAGATTTCAGGATACGGAGATACTGTTAAGATAATTAACGAACCAGAAATTACAGTGTATGAATACGAAAGAGGAGCAAATGTTGATAAAACACCTCTTACAGATGTAGAAACTACTCTTATCGTAGATACAGCTAATGCTTTCAAATTTATCGTAGATGATATTGAAAGTCAAATGTCACATGTGAACTTCAAAGAAGTTGCTACATCTTCAGCAGCATACTCATTAAGAGATGCTTTTGACCAAGGTGTTATGGCTAAGATGTTTGCTGGATGTTCTCAGGATTTAGGTTCTGATTTCAATAATGCCGACCATATTATCGGTGCTGATGCAGCTGCTGGTACTGGTGGTGTTGCAGAAACTACAGCTTCTGTTGACCTATTAGGTTCTGACGGAACAGGTGTTGATGCTTTAGACCTTATGGCTAGAATGGCAAGATTACTTGATGACCAAAATATACCTGAAGAAGGTAGATGGTTTGTAGCTCCTCCAAGTTTTTATGAGGAACTATCACAGTCAGGTTCAAAGCTACTATCAGTAGAT